AAGGGGCGAGGCGTCTTAGAGGCGAAGTATCAACACTACGGAAAACCTCGAGAAGATTGCCCCTTGACACTCGGACGATTGCAAGCACAAGGATTGTGCGAATGTGCCGATTACGATTGGTATGCGGTTGGCGTTCAGTTTGCCAATCAGGTTACGCATGTTTATGTCTATCCTAGGCATGAATTGTTTAAAGTTTGGTTGGAAGAAGTTGTCAATGACTTCAATGATCGACTGGCTGAGATGCGATGGTATGAAGCAGACGATAAAGACGATGCTGCATTCATTTACCCCGAAGCAATGGATAAGATGCTGGATCTCACAGAGGGCGATACCGATGAGCTCATCGATAAAAGAACGATGCTTGCGAACATGGTCGCCAGTAACCAGGACTCAATCAATGAGATCGATACGATCTTGATGAGAAGAATGGAGGATCACAAATACGCTTATACAACTAAGCATGAAATCACATGGCCGAGCAGAAACTACAAAGCAAAGCCGGAACAAACAAAGGTGATCCCCGCTTCTGTGGCTAGAACAGTGAGAAGCAAGACACTCAAAATCAAAGAGGTAACGACCAATGACTAAGATTTGGAAAAAAGATTTTTACGAAAAAATCATATTGAGAGATAAACCCATAACAATCGAAGACCTTTGGAGCAGAGAACAAAGATATTTGGATTCTGATGCACAGACAAGCTCTGCATACACCACCAAAGCGAAGAACATGGAAACCCTGGCAGCGATCCTGAACTTTTGGAGAGACAATAACTTTAAGCCTCCGACACGAAGAGAGCTGGCAGAGGCATTACCCAATGCCGAGGGTCAACCAGGGTCTTTTGGTAAAGCTCATGCTCGATTAAAGAGCTTGCTCGATGCTGGATTGATTGACATCGATGATGCAAACAGCGAGATCATTATTAAAGAAGACATTTTGAGAACTCTTTTACACAGAGAGGAGGGTGCGAATGATGCAGCTTAAAGAGGGTTTCAAGCAATATGTTAAATACAAGAAAGATGAAAACGATTTGGAGCGACATAGACATGGCCAGAAGCCCTATAAAAATCTTTTCAGTTATTACAGGGCAACTCGTCAGTTTTTGGCAGATCGTTATTACAGCAATAAAGGCAAACAGCCTTGGGAGAATTATGAACAAACTACAGAGGTTTAATGTTACGCGCCCATTCGTGGAGGGTGTGCACATGAAAAGATACGACCCAAATTTCTTAGCATGGTTTGAGGAACACAAAGGAGACTATGCGGATTGGTTTTGTAAAAAGGTTAAAGCGGGAGACACACATTGTACGGCTGTCGCTGTTAATGAGTGGGAGCAAGCCACTGAAAATTATAATTACTAACGGAGGAAAGTAATGAAACTAAAAGACCTATTTGATATCTATTGCAGAGAGCTCAGAAGAAGGAAGAGGGATAAAACAATCAACGACACTGTTGCGTTTTATAACAACAACATTCGTGATCGCAAGATTGCACCCAGGCTTCACAATATGCCTTTGTCTAAGATCAAGCGTAAACACATACGAGTCTTGTTTAATGAGATGACCGATGAGGGTGATTTTTATAAAGCAAATCGTCTAATCAAGATACTCAGCGCTGCCTTTAATATAGGCTTAGAAGAGGAGCTTGTAAGCGAGAATGTAGCAAAAGGGATAAGAAAGCATACCGAGGTACAGGTGACTCGTTTTTGCACACCTAAAGAGCTTGAAAGAATATACAAGATACTTGATCGAAAAATGCAAAGCGGTCGCAGCAGAAGGGGTGCAATATTTATAAAGCTAATGATATGCACTGGCGCGAGAAGGTGTGAAATAGCAGAAGCAACCTGGGGTGACTTAAAGGGCAAATCGCTTGTTTTGAATAATCACAAAACAGATTACAATAAACAGCCTCGAATAATCTTTTTGAACAAAGATGCTATTTCCGTAATTAACTTGTTAGAGAGGGGAAACGACGAAGATAAAATCGTTGGCATCAATAGTCCTCGTAAGTTATGGGATAAAATCAGAGTTGAAGCGCAGTGTCCAGATGTCACGCTACATTGTTTTCGGCACACATTCGGAAGCGTAGCTATAAAAAAACTAGATGTAATGCAAGTTGCAAACCTGTTGGGCCACAAATCCTTACAGTCAACCAAACGATATACACACTTTACCGAGGAGACTTCGATTGAAAACGCGGAGCTTGTCGGTGAGGAAATGTTTAACTCAATCAATTAAAAGGAAAAACAATGAACGAAGAAGTTAAAGCAACCGAAGAACAGGATGTACCTGTCATCAAATACACCAACGGCAAAGGCGAGGAAGTGGATATACCGGAAGCCGATCTAAACGAAGAAGAGGGCAAGCTGGTCACTGACATCAAAAACGTAAAGCAAGCGATAAAGGACATCGACAATGCACATCTTGGAAGCATGGTAAGACAATCATTGATTATGAATCAGAACCTTCTGACCGATCGATTACAGAAAGAGCTTGTTAAACATGAAGACGATGAGCCCGTTATTGTCACAGAAACAAAGACCGTCAAAGATGATTGAAAGCAACTTCCAAGTCGATGAATTGATCCATGAGCGTGGTCTGCAATATGGCCACCCTCGTAGATTCTTTATGCAGTTGGCAAAAGTATGGGGCGGTGCTCTTGATATTGAGATCACTCCTCAGAAAGCAGCAACCATGATGTTGATGTTCAAAGCGTTGAGATTGTTCAATCAGCCGGACAAAGAGGACACCCATCAAGACATCCAGGGTTATCTAAAAATTGTCGATATATTGAATGACTTTGAATAATTATGGGTGATGAGGAGCGTCAAAAACTATTGTCAGAAATTGAGCGATATAAATTTATGTTTCGTGTTTGCTGGTTTGGATTGATTCTTCAAACCATCATGTTAGTCCTGGTTTAGTTGGCTGTCATTTCCTGTCTTATATTTTCAACTGTTTGCATGGTCAGGCTAGGATGCCTGGCAATTAAATAATTTCTAGCTGCTGCTTGCGACTGTTTAATCAAAGCGTCTAGCAACTCAGTTTTAACATAATTGTTTGAAGCTTTATATTGAGGTGAATTGATAATATTGGTTAAGCGATCCCTTAATCTAAATTGATTTTGTTGGTAAGAAAGAAGCTCATCGTATTGCTCAGTTGTTAAATCAACACCACCAATTTGCCTGGATGGTTTTGATGGAGCATACCCTAGATTAACAAACTCATTAAACACCGGATCGTTGTTCAGTTTGGATTCTCTTGTAGGTGAAAACTTACCCAGCGCACCTTTGCTGTATTTTCTTGGCTCACCCAATATGTTTCTTTTTAGCGCGAGCTTTTCAGATTGCCCTGGTAAACGATTTAAAAACGCATCGGTAATGCTTCTAACATCTCTCAAGTAAGGGTCTTGATCTTTTCTTTCATAATAAGCAACCGTTGGTATAGAGCTTGCCAAGAATCTTCTTATGGCATTTGGAGCATAACGTCCTGGATCGCTGATTGCCTCTACCAAATCAGAAATACCTGTTAAAAAAGTTTTGTTTGTTATGTTCTCGGTTATAGACATTGCAAGCATGGTTCCAATAATTTCAGCATCTTCAATCACTGTGTTTTTATTGTTTCCAACATACGATCCAATTTCTGATAAGTCGGCAGATACACCAAATAAAATACCTACAGGCTCAAATCGATTGTAACCATAGTATGTATCACCAATTTTGATAGAGTAGGGCTGCCATCCTGTTTCCATTAATACAGCTCTTTCCCTGGGATCGCTCGGGCCCCTTCCTGTAATCATGCCATCAGCAGCAAGCATCGCAACGCCCATGCTGATAGATGTTCCAAGATACATCCTTGCTCTTGCAATATCCGCTTCTGGCCCGCCAGCATCTATCGCATCTTTATATTTCTTTTGTAAACGCGCGAATGGCGTTCTTTCAAAAGCATAAGTAACGATGTTGTATGGGGTTCTGACAAAAGGGGTTAGAAACCTGAATCCTGGGTTTCTAGCTATAAACCTTTGCCAGCTTTGTGCAAACCCTTCTAAATTATTTGTAAATGTTTGATACCTTCCTGTCTCGATCGCTTTTAATTTAATGTTTGGGTTTTTAAGCGCGAAATCAGGATCCTTTAACAACTCTTTAGCATGCCTTAATCCTTTGCCTTCTTTTTGTGCTTGTCTAACAGCCTGGCCCCACATCTCTTGTGTATAACCTATTGTTTTAAACAGCACATCTTCTGCCACCAAAGCTCTTCCTGGCAACCTAACAACCTCTCCTGGCAATCCTTTAACGGCTTTCTCTCTTCTCATCTCTAATTTTGTTAATGAATCCAAAACACCTGTATCTGGATCTTTCAATGCTTTAGCTGCCGCAGTCAATCCTTTCAATGTTCCAAAGATTGTGCCAAGCGTCCTCGCTGCAACCTCGCCACCTGTGATCCTGTCTGGATCTCTTTTGATTGCTCCAATGGCTGCTGCCACTGCGTATTCAATCGGCGTCAATCCAGCAACAAGGGTGTTTGATGATACGTTGACAATGTGTGTTGATGGACTCGATAACAACCCATTGATCCAAACTTCCTGAACCTTGTCTAAAAAGGTTGGCTTGTATGACTCTCTTGCAAAGCTAGATACTCTTCGTGTGCTGTCCATATTGGCAATCTTGCCAGCAACATCTCTGACGCTTTTATCACCACCACGCTTTAAAAGATATTCAGTGATCATCTTGTCTTGTGTCAATGCGTCTGCTTTTGCCATATACCTAAACTGTGCCAAAGCACGACCCGCTTCAGCAGTGATGCCAGCAATTTGTTCTTGTATGGCCGCGTGTTTAACCAAAGCTTTTTCGAAATTAATCAAATCAACTTGTGACGCAGAAGTGCTTTCGGCTTTTTTAGCGAGCTCTGTAAGCTCTTTGGCTGACTGAGCATTGATAAGCCTGGCAGCGTAAGCGGTGGCAAAGTTAAATGCTTCGCCTTTCTCTCGTTGTAATAATTTTTCTACTGTCAGTCCGGTTTCATCTGCCAATGCTTTTAGGTTCTCACCTTCGCTTCCAAACCTGACTACATTTTGCCTGGCATCCAAAAACATATTGTTATCATCGGCAACGTCTTTAATCATTTGTTTAACATCAACGGGTGCATCTAATTTTTCCAAATTGATGTTCCCAGCCATTGTTGGCTCTTCTGCAATTTGCTTTTGTAAACCATCTTTGGGCTCGAGTCTTAGTGCTTCTTGCTCTCTTATGGCCCTGGGTACAGAAGTTTGAAGATCGATGCTTTCGCTCAATGTTGGTGGTCTGGTGTCAAACTGTGCTTGTGCAATCTCATCATCTCTCATAATGTTACGCTCTAAACCTTGTTGCTCGTTCAACAATCGTTCCAGCCTCACATCATCTTCATCGATTTGTTTTATTGCTCGCTCGACCTGTTCATCTGTCATTCGATATGGGTTTTCGCCAGCTTCTTCTAAGCGCTTTATAATTTGCTCTTTGGCTGTAGTGTCACGATACCAATTTTCATAATTTGCACCACCAGCCGCTTCTTCAATGTATGGGTTTCTCTCAAGTAAATCTGCGATTAAATCTTCTTGTCCAATGTCAGGCTGTCCAGGTATTGCTTCCGGTATTAAATAATTTTCTCTAAAAATTTCTTGCACATCATCATATTGTCTAATTCCCCTGATTCCTCCAGTAGCAGTCTCTATGGCGTTTTTTTGTCTCAACTTATAGGTTGGTAATATTTTTTCACCCTTACCCCAAAAATATTGTGCTAGTTCTTCTGGCGCATCAGGATCAACCTTTCCTGTAAATAAACTTCTTACTCTTGGCAACTCTTTACCACCAGCTCCCGTTGGAACCCTTTTTGTTTGTAATGATTTTGGAAGTTTATCGACAGTTGTAAACTCAACAATTGCATCTTTGGCAGACTGCATTGAGTTGACTGGCTCGCCAATAGGTCTTGCCACTTTTGTTGTTTTTAAACGCTCAATCTCTATGTTATCGATTGGATTGTCTTTAATGATTTTGTTCAGTTCATCATTGCTCACATCGTCCATCTTGACGGGCTGATATGTGCCGTCTGCGTTTTCAACAATGTCGTATTGATCGCCTTTTATTTTTGTGCCAATGCGTCTTGTTTCTGGATTTACTTTAAAAGGATCTCTTCTGACTTTTTGTTTCTTTTGTCCTTTAACTGCTGGAGCAACATAATCTACTGCAATGTCTTCAACTGTTCTTCCAACATCACTTGGCCTTTTTGTTACAGTATCAATTTCACCTGTGTAGCCTGGTGTACCCGCAGTCTCAATCAATGTTTGATCGGTTTCTTGCAATGTTTTTTCTTGCTTCCTTGCTGCTCTGGCAGCAGTGGCGCGTCCAAATGTGGCTATCCCAGCTTCAACAAGCGCTCCCAGACCAGCACCTTCAAGTGCCATTTTAAATCTTGCTTTTGCCACCGGATCATCTGGATCAGCTTGTAGAAACTCTGTGATGGCATTGGGGGCTCTTTCTTGTATTACATTTGATAAACGCTGTTCGTTAGGAGAGAACGCAAATTGCTCTGCAACTGTACCCGCACCAATCGCTCTTCCAGCAGTTGCAAGTTTTGTTGCGCCTTGTACGCCACCAATGACTTTTGAAACACCAGCGTAAGGCACTAAGAACCCAGCAATATCTCTGACTGCACTTCCGCCAAAGTAAGTTGGCTCTGGTACTGTGGATAAGTCAGGAATATCGAGACCAGTTATGTCTTCGGTTAAGTCTGCTGTGGATTGGAGAACATCTCTACCAGCTCCGCCAACTGTTCGGTATAAGTTTCCGAAGAAGCCTGGTTCATCTTTTTGCTCTTTTTGATTGTCAATGCCTATTGGAGTATCGCCAAACGGGTTACTCTGCATTGGAGTATCACCAAATGGATTCCTCTGCATTGGGGTATCGCCAAATGGGTTTGTAGGCATTACACACCTTTAGTATATTGCTGACCCCTGTAAACATATACCGCGCCATCTGGAAGTTTGTCAAAATCTTCTTTTGTTATTACTTCAATAATTTGTTGATTATTGTTTTGATCAACTGTTGATGGCATTACACCGGATGCCTCTTGTAATAACTTTTCTGTCATTGTTAAGCCGTAACGATCTTTGTAATCGATGAATGTGCCTTGATAGCCAGACTTAACAGCATCTATATACTCACGATAGAGTGAAGAGGTTTTTTCTGGTTGGTTATCTAGCTCAAATTGTTTTAACAAGACTTGATCCATACCTTGCCAACCAAGAGATGCCAATAATTGCTTTGTCTCAGGCGGAGTGTTTGGATCATTCATAAGCGCATTATATTGCTCTTTCTTTTTTTCAATTTGGTCTTTCTGCTGTTGAAACTGCCTTCTCTGCATAGAGCCTTGTTGTATGTCTTTACCTAAAAAAGCATTGCTCAAATCCATTAGTAGATTACCAATGCCTTGGTTTCTATCGGCACGAAACCGCGCTTCTTCTTCTAGAGTATAAATGCCTTTTTTTTGATCTTCTGTCATTTGGAAACCACCACCTCTTGCCATTGCTCTACCGATTCTTGATGGAAAAAAAGTAGGTCTTTTTTGAGCAGTAACCTCAACTGGCTCAAACAAACCTGGTACTGGTCTTTTTTGAGCAGTAACATTAACTGGCTGTATTTCGTTGGCTCTGCTTGGCATAGATGGTTGTGGCATAGGGGGTTGCTGATTGCTTGGTTTTGGTTCTGATGGGTACAAAGGTGAATCAGGAGCCATTGCTTTTGCATAAGCGTCTTCGAGCTTTTTACGCTCTGCCATTATTCTTGCTAACTCAATATACTCATTACCTATCATTGTTACACCTATTTAAAATAACCACCAAGTAACGCTGAACCAAAGAGTCCAGCACCCGCACCGAGAATATCGCCGAAACCAGTTTTCTTACGCGATGTTTCAGTGCCCTCAAATGGCAGCCCAGATATTGCACTGGATAAAAGACCAGCTTGTCTAAGTGGGTAATCAACCATTCTTCCAAATTCTTCGTAAGCCGAGTCGTACCCGCGATCTTGGATGCCCCTCTGTAACTGTCCGCCAGCTCCTAGCAATCCCATTGTTCGGTATTGATCACCAAGTAGACCGGATTGTACGCCCGTCTTATATTGGCGATCTTGGAAAGCCAAATCGGAAGCCGTTTGAAAACCTCTGTTACGCAGATCAGCAGCCGTTCTAGCAGCAGCATTGGCAAAGTCACGATTGGCCTCGGCTTGCAGTATAGCCTCTCTTGATCCACCAAAAGCCTTGCTTTTAATTGCTTGATCTTGAGCTTGATTCTGTTGCATTTGCCTGGCCTGTTCTAAATCATTTAAAGACGTTTGAACCACCATGTCGTTATATGGATTCATGTATTGACTGACATCCAATGGCCCAGATCCCATCTGTGCCAACATGCCCCTTGGGTTATTGCTCATTGAATCTTGGAATTGACCGCGTGTGGCTGTAAGCATATCCATTTCATCGGGTGTTAGACCTGTCACCCTGTCTCCGGTGAACGGCATAAAAGGTAATTCTGCCGCAGACTGTATTCCTGAATACGCTTCTAAATATTTTTCTTTTAGCTGTGGATCAAGCTGTGTTGTTGCTGTTGTCGCGCCTTTACTCATAATTGTTTACTGATAATGTGTTCTTTTTTAAATCCATGTCTTTGTGTTGCGTATCTCTGCCAACCTTTTCTGCCACCGCCAAAAAGTTTTTTACATTCTGCGATACGAGCAAAAGCAGTGACAGCTTCTAATATCTCTTCACAATCAGACATATTGCCCGCCACAAACAATAAATTCATGGCTCTATATTGTGGGAATTGGATCAGTTCCGATACGATAACGGATTGTTGACTTTTTAAGTGTGGCCATAACATCAGCTTACCTGTTGCTATGCCTTCTTTAACATCCATAATACAGTATTCTTCTTGATATTTTAAGCAAGATTCAACCAGTGGTTCACACCATTGCCAATGCACTTCCCATTCTTCTATGTCTTTCTTTGGTCTTGCTAAACCGCCATCAATGACCTGTAATTCTTGCATGCTTACCTGGATTGATTAAATTCTTGTACGCTTGCCACCACATGCAATCGATTGGCTGTTGCTGCTGTGACTTTTAATATTTCACCGCCTTGTAAAACAAGGTCGTTTGTTAGTAATTCTTCTGTGCCATTTGCTCCAACGGCTTTGCTTTTAAACAAGCTGTAAACATCTGAACCATTGGTGAGCGTCAATGTAATGCTGTCACCACTGCCTGAATCATCACTGACCAATATTGATGAAACCACCGAAACATTGAAATCACCCACATTTGGCGCAGTATAAAGTGTTGTAACATTTGTGGTTGTAAGATCGACTTTGGCATTGGTTAATCCTTGCACATATTGAGGTACGCTATTGACGAGCATTATCTTCTGCTGCCTCCCTGTGTCACATCAATGCGTATGTTACCCACAGCGAAGTCTTGGTTGGTATCGCCACTTACCTCCATGGTCATAGCCCTCGTGCTGAAACGCACATCTTCATAACCATCGGCATCAAAAGTGACTGAACCAAAATCAGTCTCAGAGCCGAGTGGGGTGAAGCGTCCTTTGAATGACAGTGTTACGCCAGGCAATGTATTGGCTTCACTGTCAGGAATCACCTGAGTCGCGTGTATGTATCGATTGCCTTGACTGAGCTCAATCGGGCCAGTCGTTGCCGTTGGCTTTGCTGTGCCTAAATTCTTAGAGTTAAATAAATTACCTTTCTCATGGTAGTAAACAAATCCATCAGAATCGCCCGCAATCGGATAATCAAATACGCCTTGATCGATGTAAGCGCCTCTTGAAAGGATCCCAACATCCCAAACATTTTCCAAAAAATTCCATTTGATGTAGCGATCGTTTTGCTGTGCTTCACCGCTCGGAAAGAACCAAACGATTTCATTGAATTGGCTGTTCACGCCACCAGCGATTACATTTTTGTAATTTTTATTTAGATTGCTGAACAGATAATCTTGCACAGGGCATGGGATTTCTTTGACCGCACCATCGTAAACGAATACAGATCGCTCACCCAGCCAAGCTACAAAATTACCCGCACTCACGATGGCCCTAGATGATATGGCCCTACAGTTGGTTCCCGCATCACGAATGGAGTAAACCAGTGGGCTCCCGATAAAACGCATGGCACCAAGCCCGGTATCGGTAAAAATCAATATGTCATCTTTGTAAACCAGTCCTGATTTAGCGCGTCCACCACTCGGTATTTGTAAGAAACCAGCAGAGTTCAAACTGGTTGATGTCCAACTGGTGTAGTCTTCACGATCACTGAAAGAAATACGCCTGGGGTCTGCATTACTGCCGACTGCCACCAAATGTCTTTCATTGGAAACCACGATGGCATAAACGCTTGTTGGTGAATTTGTAATCTGCGTAGCTATGGTGTCTGGTGTGCCAGTTGGGTTTGGCGCCCATTTATAAATCTTGCCATCACTGCTCGCACAAAAAACGAGCTCCTCACCCCAATTATCGAAAGAATAACTGTGAGCGTTGAAGTTCAATCCTGATTGACTCCTGGCATCCCCATAATCTTCTTGCCCGTATTGATAAGCGCCATAGCCCAATGGGTCGGTGCTGGCTGGAGTCACAAATCCAGTTGGAGTAATGTCTCTCCATACGAAGTTATAAAGTGTGTAGACTTTGTTTCGCGTACCCACTGCAAGCACGGGTCTTCCCTGGTTGTCGTTATACGCATAAAGACCAATAATGGCCCCATCCAATGCTGTGCTTTTGAGTAGATCCCATCCACCCATAGGTTTTAGAATGCCATCGGCAAAACGGATTAAATTGGAATCAACCCAGCGTCCGGCATTTTGATAATCAGTGCCGTTGGTAACGACTCCAGGGGGAGGGGTTACACTGATCAAGGCCATATTAACCGCCTATCGTTTTAGTCTCTGATGTCGGATTGATCTGATCAGCGATGTTTGCATCAAGCGAGTCTTTTTTAGCTTGTACTTCATCTTCACCCATTGCTGTTTCAGTCCAGCCTTCAACGATTGACTCAGTAAGATCAGCGAAAGGAATGAAGTTTCCAATGTCATCAGTAGAAATGCCTTGCGTACCATACACGCTTGCAGTGTAAGGCACATCTTCGCCATCGACTTCGTGCGTTTGATCGCTTGTCGCGTTCAGTCTCCAATGCACGACATAGACGACATCGCTGTGACTATCGTGTGTGGGGTATACATCAACGGTTTTGCAATCCCAAGCATAAGTATTTGCCATTTTAGTTTCCTCTTAGTTCGTTAATTTGTTGTTTGAGTTCTTCAATCTGTTCTTGTTGTTCTTGTACTGCTTTAATCAGTGGTGTGACGAGTTTGCTGTAGTCCATTTCATAAAAATCTGTTTCCTCATTGAGAGATACAGCTTCAGGTATTAATGGCTCTACTTCTTGTGCAATTAGACCATCTTGTATATCACCAGTCTCTTTCCATTCAAAGTTTACTGGGTTAAGTTGATTAACAATATCAAGACCTTTTGCATCACCTAGTACATTCTTTAGTCTGGCATCTGATGAAGTGTTATAAGCAACATTTGAACCATCAGTGGTTATTGAGCCTTTACCAGAGCCACTATATAAAAATGAAATGATTGTTCCTGTATCTTGTCCTCTGTTAAATGCCCCAGAGCTTGATCCATCGCTTGTAGCTGCAATTCTTCCTGTAACAGCAAGTTGATCGGCTGCGGTAATATAATGACTGCTTCTGTTGATATATACTTTTCCATCCTCAGTAATTCTCATTCCTTCATTTGAGCCATCATGATAAAAAAGCAAATTATCATTATTCGTACTTATTGCTGAGGTCTTTCCATTGGTTGTATCACCAAGAGTTAAATTTTTTGTTGTAGCGGCTACTGCTGTATAGATTGTATTTCTTACATCTAAGCCATATACAGGACTTGAGGTGCCGATTCCAACATTTCCACCATTGAAAAAAGAATCAGCGTTTGTGGCGATACGAATGGTTTCAGTACCGCTTGAATACATAGCAAGATGACCTTCATCTATATCTGCTCCACTATTTCCCCAAGCTCCTAGTGTAGCTATAAGATGATCGGCTGAATTAATACCTAATCTATAGGTATCTCCTTTCAATTCTAGCTCATCTGTAATACTCGTACTGCCGATTCCGACCTTTCCGTTTGAGTCTATTCTCATAGCTTCCGTTCCGCCAACCTGAAACGCATGATAGCCAGAGTTTGCATTATTATAATAAACGCCTCCAGCTGAACCAGAACCAGAAATAACTCCCAAGTCTAGTGTTTGGTTTGTGTTATTAGTAAACCGACCTACAATGCCAGATGATGAATTTACAACTGTGAACTTTTCTGTTGGGGAGGCAATACCGATTCCAACTTTATTATTAAAGTAGGCACTCCCTGCATCTGACATATCAAGGGTAAGAGCAGTTATTTCAGTTCCATCATCGTTTCCTCTAAAGATTAAATCTTTATCACTAACCAATGATTGTAAAACTAAATTGCTACTATCTTCTTTAAACTGTCCATACATAAGACTGCCATCGAAGAATCTAATTTCTCCGTTATCGTCAGCACTCAGATCAATTCTTCCCGCCGCATCAATAGTTAAATCACCGCTTGATAGGTCTATTTCAGTGCCATCTATAGTGATGTTATCTACAACTACTCCCGCATTAGCAGTAACGACACCTGTAACTCCTAATGTTCCACCAATGGTTGTATTGCTATTTGCTGTAAGCGTGGTGAACGTACCCGCAGCAGCAGTCGTGCCACCGATAACCGAATTGTCGATTACGGCTCCGTCTAAATTCATTGCGACACTGGTTCCCGTTGAAGAGAACAGTGCGTCTATTGTGTCCAGGTCGTTATTCAGTTTTGTTATCACAAGCCAGTTTAGGGCTTGTTTCTACATCTCTCGATGTAGTTCAGACTATATCATCAACCCTGTGGGTTGCTCGGCGCTCGTGGAGAGATTATTGATTGGTTTCTCACTCTCTAGTCGTTGAACCTTCCAACTACTTTTATACCTTTCGTTGGCTTGGCTGCTGATTGTCCTCGTCTTTCTCGTTAGGAGTTTCCAGCAATTCACCGAGTTTACATTATTAGATTGCTCTAATATGGCTCAATAATCTAAGCTTAGTTCCCCAAGTATCAGTTGAGGCTCCGACCTCTGGTTTTGTCAAAGACAAATTAGTCGTTGTAGTATCTGCCATTTTTTTTACCTATGTTTAATACAAATTCTTAATAGTTTTACAAACAGCCATTAAGCTGCTTGATCCGTCCAGTTGGTTGTTGAGGAATTTTGCTCAGTCCAGGTAGTGCTAGGAATTATGATTTCAGTGTATGAACCACTAACACTTTGATCAGTCCATTTTAAACCACCTATCGCAGAAAAACTAGATGTTTGAGCAGATATGGCTGAAACATAAAAGCGTATTCCGCCTGTTGCTTCCATACCGCTTGTCTCTGCAATGGTGCTTACTGCGCTCACCACCATTTCTGCAACAGCACTAAAGCCACTGGTTTGATCCATGCTGGCCGTTCCAAGCGCAATTCTGACCGCACTTCCTGTCATCGCCGATGTTTGATCCATCGATGTAACGGCATCAAGCACAATGGTTGCTGTGCCAGTCATAGCCGATGTCTGGGCTATGGTGGATGTGACTGGTTTGACGAGAACCGCCGCGCCCGTCATGGCAGAAGTTTGATCTATGCTCGCTTGAGCTCTATCAATCTGCCTGGCTGTGGCATCAAATCCTGATGTCTGTGTAATGGTAGCCGATATTGGCTTGACCACCTCTGCTGTTGCAACAACGCTGCTGGTTTGTGCGATCGTTGCAGATATTGGATGTACTATTATTGCAGCAGAAGTGAATCCCGATGTTTGTGCGCTGGTGGCTGAGACAATGATGTCGAGCTTGGCGGTTGCATCAAGCCCTGAAGTCTGCGCGATGGTTGCAGCCGCAAACTCATACTGTGGTGAGCCATAATTTGACTTACCATAGGTATATAAACCATAGCCAACGCTGGCCATGAGGTTACGCCAATGTTACGTCAAGATCGCCAGCATCAAAACGAATGACATCACCACTCGCTACAACTTTTGATGCAGATAACGCAGCCCAAGCCATTAGGTTTCCACTCGATGATGCGTCAAAGATCCCCACATGAGTTATGGTGCCCCAAGATCCCGTTGCAGTGACAAACTCAACGGCTGCTCCATTGGTGGCCTGTGTCGGAGACGTACCTGATATAGTCATATCAGGCATACTCTTCCTGGCATAAGAACCGCCAGAAACCTCTGTGCCGCCACCTGTGTCTGAGGGTGCTGCTGTGAATAGCCCCACATACAAAGTCGATGGTGCTGTGTAAGCTGTGCCACCAAAAACGTGATCCAATACTTTATCTTCTAAATAGTCTGTAAAACCAGCCATTATTATTTCCTCTTAATTAATTGTTGCTCCAATAAACAACTTGTTTTTTTGTTCGCCCATAGGTTCTTCGCCTAGGGATGAGTGAACCTTTACCAAATGCAGCTTTCTCTTGCTCCATTCGCATTTCTTCAAAAATATTCTCGTATAGGCCTTTAAAACTCTTAGCCCTGTCATCGTCCATCAGATACATGCTGCCTTGGAACAATGTCATATTTAGGTACAAATCTGGGTAATACGTTGATACCCAATTTGTTGTATTGCTGTCCGACAACGCCGGAATAGATGCATAGTAAGTGAGCTGAAGTTCATAGTCGCCATCGGGGTTTGGACAGACTTCAATACTGTCGTCCACGAGGCAAAAATAACGAGGCTGGCCCGACTTATTATTTATAGATTTCCTATAAACATCTAAGCTCTCGATGCTCATTTGCATCAATGGGCTAAAGTCATTTGATGTAATCTCAACATTGATGGCCTCTAACCAATCGGTCGGAACAGCAAGGTATTGAGAGTCGCAAGTTGCCGTTGCTCTTTTAATCATCTTCTTGTGTCTCAGCTTGCGGTTCATTTCCGCTTCTGATTGATCAATAAAAGTATCAATCGTGCTGGTTAAGTCACTTCGATTAAGATAATCAGCAATGGCTGATTTTAACTCTGCATACGTCATACTCTTCCTTTCCAAGTTCTAAACATTCTGTTATCGGGATTGTTTAGCCACTGTTTCAATTTCTTCTTGTCGTTAATCCAACCTTCTCGTAAGCCTTTTTGGTAAATCACCAAAGGGATCTCAGCAATGTGTCTCATTTCTTTGCCTGGCGTTTGTTCGCCCAGGGTTTTGCAATGCTCGATTACAGGAGTGACATCTTGATGAGATTGATAAACAAAGTTTTCGTCCTCTGTCGCAAACTGACTGGAGAGGCCGCTTGGTTTAACTTCTAATACTGTTCTTCTTGCCATTTTGAAATAGTGGGGCGATTGCTCACCCCACTAAATTACTCACTTACGATGTAGATAAGTCAGCAGCTAGACCATGAGCTTTCTCGTTAGAGCACTCAAGTCCATACTCGACAACCAACATCTTAGTTTCAGCGTCACCGATGGTTGAAATATCGATAGTCTCAAAGTCTCTGAGATAAGATATTTTAGCCATATCAGGATCGATGAATAGTGCAGTTCTGCCTCTACTGAAGTTAGAAGGCATTACTTTTAATTCACCAAAATCACCTGAGTAAACACTCACTGAGGCTTCGATCGCTGTTGCATCGATCATTTGCCTAGCGGAAGCTCGTCCAGTGAAACCAGACACAACGCCTTTGACATGAGAACCGACAACCAACATAGTTGGCTCGCCGCCGTTGTCAAAACAAAGTTGTTGTACGTCTTTCAGAATAGCTTCTGTGAACGCCCTTTGTGTGCCGTCAGTAGGTGCAGCACCATTACCAGCGCCAGCTCCATTGGTACCCCTAGAAACATTGGTTTCAATCCAAGTTTCAAAGCCACCAGTCTGTCTTGCTGTGGTTGCGTTACCCGCGTTTTTAGCAGTGTTTCCACAAATGGTTTTTTCCATATCGCGCTTTAGGGCTTTAGCCATAATTGCGAGTTGGTGTGCCATTTCTGATTTTTTGCCAGCCGCGTCTGATGCGTTTTGTGAACCCGTCACAGTTGCATCTCTGCTTGAGATTTGACATACGTTACTTTCTCGGACTGTTGCAGTTGAAGCTGCTCTTGAAAGTTCAAAACCTTCAAGTTGTCCAGTAGCTGACGCTGAAGGCAATGCCTCAGTCTGCCAGTCGAATTGGACGTTTTTTACATTGTTCTTACCAATAGCAGACATCACAGGAGTTGAAATTGGTGAAATGTTGTATATCAAATCACTCAAGGCCTCTCTGTCGGCTGTCGCTGTGTAGGTATCGAACGCATTGGTCACTTTTGCCATGCTAATACTCCTTCTAGTTGCCTAGAAATAAAAAGTTAAATTATTTGTTCAAAAACCTTTGCCGCATCCTGGACTTTTCCAGATTTGGCTAGGCGTTGCTTCGACCTTTTTAACGGAGTGCTAGTTTTTTTACGAGTAACCGACCCAGGTTTTGCGACCCTGGTTTTAGCAGATGACTTCTGTGTTGGTTTTTTCTTGACTGCTTTTTTGGTTTTACTGAACCTGTAAGCATCTCTCAAACCTAACAATAATCGATAGTCATATACTTGGTCGATCTCTTCTGCTGTGAAGCCAAGCTCATTTACCGCGTAATCTCTGATTGCCATTTTTTCTTTAACAGCAACTTCGTTATCACGCCAGGTCGGAACCTTCTCTAAGATTTGTGTCTCTCCATACTTCATGTATTTCTGAAGTTTTTCAGCCTGTTTTGCTTGTGCTTCTTTTTGAAGCCTTTGCCGTTCAGCCTGAGTGGATTTCAACAATTCTTGTTTTTTATTCCAATCCTCTTTTTGCTTGACATACGCTATGGGATCTTCCTCATAGAGTCTTTCAAAGTCGGGCTCGTCAGCTAAAGACTTTAATTGGGCCTCTAGCTTTGGTAGCAACTGTTTATAAAGGTTTTCGCTTTTTACCAAGTTTTGCCTTTGTTGCTGGATCGTCTTGCGTTCTTGAGCAATCGCTTGGGTCTTCTTGGTATAATCTTGCTGCCGAGAGTAGCCAGATTTCAGTTCATCGAGGGTCACTTCGACTTCATTGCCATCAACTTTAATGGCGTATCGAGGTTCCTCTTGTTCTTCCTCTTCTACTGGTTCTTCTTCAAGAGTTTCGTCTGCTGCTTCTAGCTCGTCATCGTATTCTTCTTCGTAATCGTCATCGGCTTCGGCTTCTAATTCAACTTCTTCCTCAACGACTTCTTCTTCAACGACCGCTTCTTCAACGGACTCATCGCCTTCTGCCTCAACTTGTGCTTCTTCTGGGGGTTCGTTTTCTGAATCCAGGTACGCTTCAAATGAGTTGGCGGCTTTTTCTATATCTGTTTGTAAATCCAATGGCTTTGCCTTGTTGGTCATAGTAATATCCTTACAACTAATGATTGCTTAATTTTAGCAAACATTAAATGTATTTTTAAACTATTTTTCGGATTCTTGAAAGATTGGCTTTGGTGATCTTGCCTTTTTCAATGATTATTCTCAGATGTTTCTCAACTTCTGGGAGCAATTTCACCGCCATGTGCATTTGTTCTCTGAGTTTTTCATCTTCAGCATCGGAGCTGATCCACATTTGCACATACTCTTCGTGAAGCTGTCTGATCGATTTTTTGAACACCTCAGAATTAAGTACGATTTCAGCTTCGTTGCTTTCTAATATATCTTGTTGTTTAGCCATTGTTTTTCCCTATGCTGTTTAAAATTCCTTGTATGTCTGTTATATCCAATGGGTTATAACCTCTTGGTTTTGTGATTTCATCTAACCCGATTGGATCATAAGAAAGTGGCGAATCAGCCATGTAACTATCAACCGGAGGAGGGCTATACTCGTATGGCGTGTATTCATCATCGTAAATTGTGTAACCTTCTACGGCTTCTGGGCTATAACTTTTGCCTGGCGCAATAAAGTTTCTAGGCTCATAGAATGGGTAATTAATGCTTATTGGCGTGTAATCAACAGGCACATATTCATAGTCATCTGAGGTTTCGATTGGCGGAACGTATGGATCATCGCCTTGCCCATCTCCCTGACCATCGCCTTGACCATCTCCATCTCCTTGACCTTGACTATCTCCACCAACATCATCACCACCTCCAACATCGTCTGTAGGGGTTGGTGTAGGTACCGGAGTAGGAGTTGGTACTGGAGTAGGAGTTGGTACTGGCGTAGGGGTTGGTACCGGAGTAGGAGTTGGTACTGGGGTCGGTACTGGCGTAGGTACTGGAGTTGGTACTGGAGTTGGTACTGGAGTTGGTGTAGGTGTAGGA